AATCGAGGTGGTGACAATGGCATTGTTCGTTACATTGCCCTGGTCGGTCACTGCCTGAAGGTCAGGGGTGGTGCCCCCACCGCCGCCAGCTCTTACATCTGCAAGGGTCGCCAGGGTATCAATCGTATTACCGGTATTAGGCAGGTAAAACGTACCACCGACAGAAGCCGCCTGTGGTTTGAGGTAATGGGCGAAATCCCCCGAATTGGCGAGTTCCAGCGTACCTACACCGCCCGGTGTATTCAGGACGATCTTGGAATCTGATGTAGTAAAATACGGGGATACCAGCCCGTTCACCGTTACTTCATGGGTGGTTACAGCACCTATGTCGGTCACGGCCTGTAAGTCGCCTGCACCGCCTGTACCTGTGCCTACGGGATAAGGTGCGTTGACCCACTCTCGGTTTACGGAATCATAGATCACAATAGAGGAATCCCTAAGTGGGGCCGAAAGGTTAAAGCGGGCTGCCGCCTGGTCCTTCCACTTCTGGGTCGCTGAATCATAGATCGCCACCCTGCTATCGGGTAAAGAGCCATAGGTAGCGGACAGGTTAACGTCCGTTAGGTTTCTAAACTCTGAAACCCCGCTGCCCCCGCCCCCGGTTGGAAGACCGGGAATGGTCCACGTACTGCCATCTTTTAGGGTTACGGTTATGGTGCCTGAAGCATACGACCCGGAAATGGGTTGTTTTAAATAAGCCGTGTCCCACTTTCCTTTCATCACAGGGGTAACATAACCGGAATCCGTACTGGATACCACGTTTTGATACAGAGTGTCCATCACCGAGCCTTGCTTGACTTTCAGCGGTGTTACTACATACAGGGAATCCCTTGGAATGGCTGAAAAATTTAATGAGAACTGGTAGCCCGATAGATTGAGCCCCGGGCCAGCGGAATAAAAAGGTCCTGAACCACTGCCACTGCCGGTGCCAAACTCCTTCCACATCTGAAGCGGCACATTCCAGTAATACGGAACGCCATTTTTAATCGCCATGTGCGGGTAGGCCTTTTCCGCTGCGGGAATGGATGTCGTGTCACTGGGCACACCCAGGTTATAAAACACCCTGAGGCGGTTTTCATACCTGCCGAAGAGCGTAGAATTTTGGTAGATCTGCGCTCTTGCCGAAAGCGAGACCAGCACCACTAAAAACAATATGATCTTTTTCATCTTCATCTTCTACATTTTTATAATTAACCAGGCAATGGACAGGTTCTGCACTCCGTCCCGCGCTTCCTGCATACACACACGGAATACGTTGTTTTTTTCCGTGGGATGGTGGTACCAAATGACAATGACATCATTATCCCACAGCCTGGAATCATGGGTTCCTTTAATGGAAATCTGCACCGTGTAGTCGCCTACGATATTGAGGTTGTGCACGACATCGTAGTAAGGGTCCCCGGCCGGAATGTTGCCGATCGGAAACTCTCCCACTCCCAGAATCGTTCCCGGGGTTTGCTCCGCCACCGGCTGGGTCAGGAATATCACGTTCCAGTTTGTGCCATCGAAGACAAAGCCCGCTGAAGAAAGGTGCTTTATATCCAAAGAGTCTTTGGGCGTTCCTTCCCACAGCAACTGCGCATTATTAAAGGCTATGGTGCCGGTGCCCGCAGCGCCAAAGTGCTGGAATATAAATCCATAGCCAATAGGGGGATCCGAGTCAAAGGAGTAGGTACAGGTACCTGAAAAACGAATCAATTTCCGAAGGTGCGCCTGTACATAAGAGGTGTTGGCCGCCACATCTACAAAGCCACCAAACCACTTGCCCACCACCGAATCATTGACAATGGTTTCCACGGCCTGCGGCTGCTGCAGGATAGTAAACTCTTCTCCTACCGGGTCACCGTTAAAGATGTCGGGAGCCGCGAGCGTAAAGCCGCCCGTGTCCGGGTTATTGGTATAATGGATACCGGGAAACAGCAGCCCGTAGTTATTGCGAAACACCAGGTAGTCTTTGTCCAAAAGCCCAATTAAAATTGAGTTGGTATAAGTAGCCGTATTGGCCGTGGGGGTATTTACGCCGCCATCGCCTATTTTAAAGCGGATGGGATCAAAGACCGTAACTAAGTTTTCCTTGGCTTCCACCGAGTACTCATGCAGCAGGGTGCCGCTATTGGTATACAGCCGTACGATATGGGTGACCGTATCCATGCCGGTAGCGGTCACGGTATAGGGTACCTGGTGGCCGGCGCCGGGCGTGGGCGTTCCCGATCCATCCCGTTCAGGGATTTCCAGTTCATATACCGGTGCGTCCGGCGTATCGCTCTGGGCTTCCCAGATACGCACCCACATATTTTCCGTGAGTGTGGGATAGGGTGATATCTGATACTTAATTACCATCAGTCGCTTTGTTTTTCTACGTCCAAAATGGGCACGATGGCAGGGCCACCAAACAGTGCCGTTTCAATATTGTACGCCGTGACAATGCCGGGTGCCAGCGGCGTGGTATCAGAAAAAGAAAGACTGTCTACCGCCTCTGCTTCCACGATATCCAGGGAAGCGCCCATTAAGGGATAGTTCTTGGGTTGGTTCTTTTCCCACTTGGCGTCCAAATCCGCCTGGTAAAACTTGCCTTCGATCTGGATCCAGTCACAACCAAAAATTCTGTTTAAAATATCCACGATGTAGGGCGATACGCCAGGGGCTTCTCCCACATTGAAGCGAAAGACCCGGTAGGGCACGTTTTTAAGCGTGGACACCCGCCGCACCTGGTTGGCGTAGTCCGTGCGATCGCTTTTAAAGTCCGGCTCCTTGATGTCTGCCTCTACCCGGAATTTCATTGAAATACCTGTTGTCCAGGCTACCCCAAAGTCATTGAAGCTGTTTTTATATTCAATCAAAAGGGTATTGGGCCAGCTATTTTTAGAATGGATAGGTTCTGAAAAAGCTTCCCAGGTAATGCCCAGCAGCGCTACTTTTTGATACGTGAAGTAGACCCCTTCCGGTAGGTCCGATAGATCAAACGTCAACTCCCAGATCTTGTAATCAGTCGCGGTATACACAGCTGTCCACGAAAGGGACTTTACCAAGTGGGCCTGTACGTCATACACCTTCATCACATCTGGTGCCAGGGAGCTTTGCATCTGCAGCTTGGTTGTGTCCGAGCGTACCCACTTTTGACGGTAGTAGGTGCGAAACTCATAGCTCCGTAAGCGCTGCACGGTCAGCGAGTCATCAAAGTGCACGGTGTTCGTACACTTTACGAGCTTGATCGGATTTATGAGCGGATAGTTAAAATGCTGCATTCTGGAACTTTTTTAAATCTGATTCGGGTGCACATAACAGTTTCCATTGTTGGGTATCGTTGGTGGCGGGTTTGATGCCTCCGTCCATTAAAAAGCCGTAAAAGGCCACATTGTTTACTGAAAATTTTACTTTGCCATAAGGGTTTTGATTTACCAGTTCCGGTAGGTTCACCGGCACCTGAGTGGTGAAATTGAAATAGTAGGGACGGAACAAAAGCTCCCCTAAGGAGCCTATCTGCACATCTTCCTGTTCTGAGATCGTAACCCCATTTAAAGTGGTTTTTAGATCGGTGTTCTTATCCGCTGAAGTAAAGCGGACTTTCTCTGCGTCCAAATACGTGTCCATGCAGGAGCGGATAAACCGACCGTTTAAAAGCAGGGAGCGTTTGGGCGAAAGCTCGATATTGAACGCCGTTCCGGGATACAAAAGCCCTTCCACCAAGGTGTAGGCCGGGCGGTTTAAAATATAGCCGGCTATTTCCAAAGTGGCCACCTTGTTATCCTCGTTTTGCAGGGGCTTATTTACCGGGATAAAAAACACCGAAGGGTCTGCGCCCAGGTGGGCGTCTTCGGTCACCGTGTAGGTGCCATCGTTTAGCGTAGTGCCCATCACCGAAAAGCGCACTCCTTTTGTGAACTTCGAAAGCATCTCCGGCTTTCCCTGCACGATGATCACCGGGATTAAAAACAGGGTACCAAAACTTAGGGTGGTGGTAAAAGACGTGAAGTTTTTCTTCACGTTCAAAAAGAAGGTATCGTTATCGGAGTCCGAGTCGGTGGTTTTCTTTTCCCCGAAATTGATCCGTAACAGTTCAATGCCAAAGGGATCGGCCCTGTAGACTGACACCAGGTCCAAATCCTTGGTGACGCGGGTAATAGGCAAAGCCCATTTCTGTCCCTGGTTGAATTCGTAGCGCCCGTTGATCTCCTGGTAGTCCTCTTGCTTATAGCCAAGGCTAATGGTATTGAACAAAAGATCATCGGATACACTAACACTGGCATCCTTTACTTCACCCACATCAGTGATCACGCCTTTTTGGAAGAAGTACTCCAGTTTTTCAATCACCAGCTGGTCGCCTTCCACGCTCAGGCCAATACCCCAGCGATTAAAGGATTTAAAGAAGTCCGAAAGGGTGGTTTTAATAAAAGACTTCGAGATGCGGCGCAGGGAATCTCCCGAGGGCATCGCAATTTCATAGGTAAGGGACTTTAAAAAATCACTCTTCAAGGTATAGCGTCCCGGCTCTGCCTCGGTTATTTTTTCCAGTAGCTTCTCAGCCAGTCGGTAAGGCCACAGGCAACTGTTTTGGGTGGGGGCCTGCCTAAAAGTGTAATTGATTTTTAAAAACGGTTCTGCGCCCGAGTAGGTAAAGCGCATCTGTGCATCCCCGGTACTGCCCGTAGGAGATCCAAGGGTATAGAGATATAATTTATCACCTGCATTTACTGAAATAGACTTCGTGCCCTCTGCGTGATAGGTACCGCCAATGGGAAAGGTAGCCTGGCTGGCACTCACCAGGATGGTAGAGGTACCAATGCCGTTTTTATCGATCTTGCGGATCAAACAGGCCATGGTGGCACCAGGGCTAATACCGGGTGGTCCTGCATATTCAACATTCAGGTCAAAATTGTAGCTCACATCTACAGTGGCATCTGAAGTAGCCTCAAAAAACCATTTACCGGTAGCCGTGATATCTGGATTGAAGTTTTGCACTTTGGTGCGGGTGACCGGCGCAATGCCCCCGATATCTTCAATTTCTTTCGATACGATCTGCAAATCCACCAAATGGCTTCCAAATTCCCAGGCCTCCGAGATGTCCGGGTCAAATCCGTTGGTCACGGAGAATAAGCCGGTGTTGGCCAGTTCCATGCCGTCCATTAACACGGAGATGTGCTCTTCGTCATCATCAATGGGAATCTTATACTCCGTGCTTTCATAGGCCTTGAGGTACTTGCTTAAGCCTCCTTCCAGGGCCTCGACCTGCACATCGGTAAGGCCTTGTTTGAACTTTACAAAATTGACCTCCGAGAGAAACCAGCTTTTATACGTGTAGGGAAGCTGCGTGCGGTCCAGTTTTAAAATGCCTAAGTAACAAATGCACTCCACCCCGAAATTCCACATGCGGTTTTTTAAGATCTTGCCGCCATCCCGCACAAACTTCATCGGCACGGTCATATCGCGGAATAATCCCCAGTACTTAATGTTACGGGCGTATTTGACCAGCGTATCTTTCCACCCGTCCGGGGCATACTGAAGGTGGGCGGGCTGCCCATCGGGCTTTTGCCAGGTCTGCTCCGAGCCTTCCTGCACAAAGCCCTTCTCGTCCACGTACAGCGGGCGCTTGGCTTTGGAGAACAAATAATATTTAAAATCCGGCAGCGGCATTAATACTTCATTTGCTGTTGATAATAAGCGGAGCTCTCAATGGAGGGCTCGTTAACGATCACGATCCGCGATTTTTTATTGAGTTCTTTTAGTTCCTTGTTGGTTTTTTTGATTTCTTCCAGTACTTCTACGCTGTTTTGATGATTCCCCTTCTCCATCTTTGGTGGTGTGCTCATCACCCGGGTAACATCACTTTGAGCGGCGCGGGACAGATCACTGACCACACGATGAGCGGTAATACTAACCTTGGTTTCCCTTGATAGCTCCAATAGTGATTTAGATGCAGTTCTTTTACTTTCCACCTTTTGCGTGCTTGCCTTTACCTGGCTTTTCTTTTCCTCATAGAACTTACGGACAGGGATAGGCGCTACGTCAAATACGGGTAGCTGCGCTATAGTTGGAATAGCTTTTACTTTGGGCTTAAGGAAGGGAAACAGGCTGTACACCAGCGGCTTTTGCGAAGGCTTTACTCCGCTTTGGATCATCTTTTCGGTGACCGGGTTGGGAAGGACCTTACTTCCCCTATCCAGCCAGAGCCGGGTAGGTTTGTCTACCAGTTTACTTTCGCCTTTAGGGGTTTCCACAAACTCGCGTCCGGCCTCCCCTACGATCGCCCAGCCTTCCGGTGAGTGCTGGGTACCGCGGGCAAACTTCGGTATCGGAGTAGCTAACAGGGCTGCGATCTGCGCCGCTGTAGTGGCAATGGTAAGCGGGATCTGAGCGGCCGCTATCGGGATCAACGGTGCGAGCAAAGGGTTGGCGACCGATTTGGCAGTTAACTCGGCAACCGTTGCTTTGATCTTGGCCACACTTTCAATACCGGAGGTGGTTACCTGGAAGACCTTGAAGGTACGGTCAAAGATGGCTTTTTGCCTGTCGAGTTGTTTTTGTCTACGCTCCAACGCTTCCTTATCCGATTGCGCCTTGGCTTCTACCAGTTTTACGCGGGCAGCCTTGGTTTCTTCCGCATCACCAGAGGCGTTGATGCGGTCAATGTCGGCCTCTTTTACTTTTTCGATCTGGTCGATTTGATCCTGCAGGTCGTTCTTTTGCGAGTCGTACACACCATCACCAATAGCGGTAAAGGTTTCCAGTACCTGGCTGACCAGCTCTGCGTACTTGTTTTCCAGTTGCTGGTTGAGTTCAATAAGTTTAGCAGTGGCTTCTTTTTGAACGGCTACCCTTGCATCCGCCAGTTTCTGCTCCAGCGCAATTTTGCTATTGACCGATTCTTTGGCAATGTCCAGTTCCTTTTGGGCCACATCCAGGGCATTCGACAACCGGATCTGGTTATCAGGATCGGATTCTTTTTCCAGCTGTTGCTTAATAGTATCCACCTTGGCCTGTGCCTGGATCTTCTTTTCTTCGGCGTCCGTGTATTCGTTGAGTTCCTGCTGAATGGCACTGATACGGGAAGCTTCCAAATCCCTTTGGAATTCAGCGTCCAGTTTCAGACGGCGCTTGTTGTATTCCTTGACCGATATCTCTTGCTTGAGCAGTGAATTATTCAGCGCCTGTACATCTCCGGCGTATTTATTGGAAGCACCTACCCCAACGGAGTCAAAGAGTTGCTTAATGGCCTGGATGTGCTCCGCCCTAATATTTTTTTGTTTGTCCAGTTCCTGCTTCAGTAGGTCGGTAACGGCCTTATTGGTATTTACAGAAAGTTGTAATACCCCGTTTTCGTATTCCTTTTCCAGGCGCAAGAGTTCCTCATCGGTGATCTTCTTATTCTGAACTTTATAATGACTATCCTGCTGCAGCTTTTCAATGTCCGTGTCGGAAATACCCGCCTGTTGGAGCTTTAGTTTATAGTTGGCATCCAGTAGTCTTTTTTCATCGGCAGTATATTGCTGCAAAGCATGCAGGCGCTGCTCGTAGGTAAAGACACTATTGGCGGCAACGGCTTTATTGGTCGAAATCTCCAGTTGGAGTTTTTGTTCCAGTATATCTTTTTGGGCTTGCAGGTCCCGTAACCTGAAACTTTCTTGGGTGTCTGTGATGGCTTTTTGCGTTTCCTGAGTGGCCTTGATCTCTTGCTGCGCGGCCTTACGAATGGCAATGGCTTTATCCACCACACTGGTCGAAGGATCATTCAGCACATTGGTTTTCTCCGCTTCTATCAGTCTTTTTTGAGCCGTCAGATTTTCTTTCAGCGCTGCAATACGCTGGCCTAAGGTGCTGCGCTCATTGGATAATATCAGGTTGTTTTTATCCTGCGTGGCTTCCACCTCAATGCGGGTGGTTTCCAAAATCAATTTGCGCTGTTCATCGGCATTGAACTTGGCTTCTTCTGTCGTGAGATCCGCTACATTTTTATTAGCCGCATCCCTTGCCTGGCGGGCCTGTTCCCGTTGATCGTAAATCGATTTTTCTGTGTCATATTGTTTTTGATAACTCTCTAAAATCTTACCCAGAACCTCAATCTGCTTTTCATTATCCTGCTTTTCCTTCCCTGTTTGTAGCTGCTGCTTGACATCTCCATTCTTTACAGCATTATTATGCCTTTGGGCTATCGCAAGCTCATTGGCTATCGCCTGGTTGTATTGCTTTTGAATATATACTTTCTTATCGTTGATATTCTCAAGCGTGGTAAGCGATTTGGCTTGAGCGGCATTGGTAGCTCCCAACAAGTCGACCTGCTCATTGGCCAGGCGTTGCTCTTCTTTGGCCAGTTGTTTTTTAAGGGCAAATTGCTTGGCCTGCGATAGACCAGCTTTCGAGGCTGCATCTACCTGACCTTGTAAAAACTTGCGCAGGCTTTGATCGGAAGAACCATACAGATTGGCCTGCTCTATCAGTGTATCGTTCAAAGACTTGGTAGCATCGGCCAAATCGTTTTGCAGCTTTAAGGCCTTCTCTCCTGCCCCCACCCACTCATTGATCTTGGAGACCAGATACACCACACCCGCAATAATGGCGGCAATTGCAGCCCCGATACCAGAGGCAATTAAAACAGTACTAAATGCAGTTGTAGCACCTGTTGCTGCTACTGCGGCAGCGGCTTCGCCTTCCATGGCTACGGCAGCTGTACCGGCAGCAGCGGCCATCTCCCCTTCGGCTACAACTGCAGCTTGTGTGGCAGCGGCATTCTCCGCTTGGGCCACGGCAGACGCTTCTGCTGCTACTGCTGTCTCTCCTACGGCAATTGCTTCTGCTTGTGCTGCAGCTGCGGAGACTCCAAAAAGTTTGGCTTGTACAGTCTTGGCTGCATTGAGCAGCCAAGTACGGGCTGTGAGTAGCAGTTGCACAGCGGAGTTTTCGCTTTTGGCAGCACTGTCTCCCTCGGTGGCCGCGGCATTTTCCACAGTGGCACCGGTTTGTGCCTCAGTTGCTACCACGTCCTTAGTCTTAATAGCCTCACTGGCTTCGGTGACGGCATTTACTGCTTCTTTGGCTTCAGCCAGTTTTTCCTGTGCTTCTGTGGCAGCAGTGGTAACTTCGGCTACTTCAGCGCCGGCCGCTCCTGCCACATCCGCTCCCTGCTGGACTGCCATTTCCGCCTCCATAGCTTCTGCGTTTTCCAAGTGGGCAGCAGCTTCCGTCTTAATGGCAACGGCGGTTTGAGAAGAAAAGCGGGCCTGCAAAGCTTTGGCAGCATTCACCAATCCAAGTTTTGCAGCCAGTACGCCTTGCACAACACCACTTTCTGTTTGCAGGGCATTTTGAATGGATTGCAGACCGTTTACGATGGTAAGTAGTGCCTGTAGCTTGATCATGGTGCGCTGCACATCCTCTGAGCCATCGCCAAAGAGGGCCTGCGCTCCCTGGGCGGCACTATAGGCACCAGCCAACGCATTGACTGAGGCTACAGCACTATCCAGGAACTTGGTATCAGAAGCCTTTTGTTTTAGGATCTGTTGTACATCCCCTAACTCGTTTTTAGCATTACCTACCTGCTCGGCGAACGCCAGGAAAATCTCACTATCTGTACCGAACTCTGTCCCCAGCCTTTTACTCACCTCGGTCATGGTACGGAGTTCTTTTACCGTACTGCTGAATCCTTGCTGTAATTGCTCGGTAAGCTGGGTAAGAAGTTGTTCTTCTTTTTGCAGTTGCTTTAGCTGCTCTCCACTTAAAGAAGGATCTTTCAATTTGGCCCGGACCTGATCCAGTTCATGCACCAATACATCAAAGGCTCCACTGAAGGTGCCCACATAAGCGCCTTTGGCTTTGGATAACTCCCCTCGAAGCTCTGAGACAGATTCAGCAGCCAGGTTCCCTTTTTTGGCAGAATCCTCAAAAGCATTTTCCAGGGTATGGACTTGCTGAACATAATTACCGGTAAGCTTAAAACCTACCTGTTGAATGTTGTTGTATTCCTGCAGTTGGGCATTGACCTGGTTAAGTCTATCTTCCCCACCACCCAACTGAAAACCGATCGGATTGGAAGTGCGAAGGTCCTGAAGGCCTTTTTGCTCACTCTTCAGCTTTTCGATTTGCTGAGATAAAGCATTAAAGAATGGCGCCAGGGAGTTGGCGTAGTTACCGATATTGATCTTTACATTAGTGAAAGTATCAGTATTGGCCTTTATAAATTCATCCAGCGCATCTATCTGGGAGTTGAGTTCGTCTCTAACTTTTTTACCACTGTCTGTACTTACATCTAAATTATCCCGCCTGGCACGTAGCTGTACCAGTTGTGCCTCGGCAGCATCAATACTGTGAGATGCAGACAAGAATTCCTTTGATTGGTTTTTTAATATGCGGGTCGTTTCCTGAATCTCATATTTCAGCCTGGACTCTTCCTCGGTCAATCCAACCAACTCGGCTTTTAATTCAGGACTGACATTTACTACATCGCCAAAGTCCTTGATTTTTTTCATGCTTTCACGGACCTCTTCCAGCCTGGCCTTTAAATCCAAAAGCCGTTCAGCTGCGCGAAGTCCGCCCTGGTAACTCTTTTCCTGAGCGTTAGTTAAACCATCGTAGGCTTTTGCCTCTTCGTTCGTAGCAGCAGCGCCTTGTTTGGAGAGCCGGATATTATCGGCCGTAAGCGCAGCCAGTTTCTTTTCCTGTTCTTCGAGTTTTCTTTGAGAAGCCAGTAGTTGGTTTTGGGCTTTTTCCAGTTCCCGGTTTGCAGCGTTCAATTGAGTAATCCCTTTAGCGGACTCAATATTGAACCCAAGGCCGGATAGCCTTTGAATTCCATCTTCAATTTCCTTGAAGATCTTTTTGACGTCCTCCTTTTCTTTTTGGAGGGCGGCAAGGTCCGCAAAATGATTAAACAGTTGTTCGCTCACGGTGACTTATTTTACTACCTCTCTTTTGTGATATTCGAGATAGGCATTTACAATTGAACAGAATTTAAAAACAGTGATCTCTTCCGCCTGAATCCACCTACCCATAAAGCGGGAAAGAATGGCCAGTTCTTTTTGATAGTCCATTTCGGTTCTTTCAGCTTCCTGGTTTCCAGATCCGGGGTTTAAAAGTTTATACTCATTGGATAGCTGGTTAAGCTGCACTACCAAAAACTTCGCATCATTTTCCACCATGTAGATTTGACGCAGGTAAGCCTCTCTATCTTCCAAATCCTCTATCAGATCATACCCCATTGAGGAAATTCGTTCTGCGTATTCCCTTTTGTATTCCACTTTAAGGAAGGAAAGGGTCCACCCCAGATAGGCCAGTTTGAACCGCGTTGTTGTCAGTCTTTTATATAAGTCGAAAACATTGGTTGTTTTCTCTGTTTTGATCAGATCAGAATATTCCTGAAGGATATCGTCCCAGGCCGAAGCCAGATCTTCCTCCGTTGGGGTGCCGTTGATGACCAATTTGGTCAGGTCACCACTCACCAGGATGTCCACAAACGAGCTATATAGAAGCGTCCGGCAGCTTTGGTGAAACGTACTTTCGGATGGGGTAGTTTTGGGCAAGGTCGGCTCTGATGATTCGCTCGACTCCCTTCTCGTCGGTGTATATGCCGTACCATACTCCATCTCGGTTAGCCATCGCCTGAGCCTCGTCAACAATTTTATTTTTGGCTTCATTTGCTTCCTTGAGTTTTTGTGTACAGGATTCACAAGCCATTGGATTTAGTATTACTGAAAAATCTTTTTACGGATTCGCCTGGTTGCCTCGGGTGCTAAGTGTTCCTGGGAATACTGACCTGCCTTTTCCGGGTTTAATCCAAAAATGTTTTCACTGAACTTCCGGATGATATCCGGCTTTTTAAAGGACGCATCAAACACCACGCTATTTGTCGTCACATCCACCGAAATACTATTATGAAAGGTCCCTACGATAAAGAGGTTGGGTACGCCTTTCTTTCGCTTGGGGTTGGGTGTGATCTTGTCCTTCCAATCCGAATACCGCTGTGCCGATTCCCTCGATTTAAAGTATGGGTCTTCCAAATAAGACGGCGTTATATCCTGGCCTGTGGAAAGCTTACCCTCTAAAAGTTGTTCGCGTTGTGCATGCAAGATTTCGTCTTTTGTTTCAGTCACAACTTCCTGCACAACCTTTTCAAGGTCGATCTTATCAAGGTTCGATATGAGCCGTCCGATGGTCATTACTTTTCAGTCTCTTCGCTTGCTTTCGTTTTTACAGGCTTGGTTTCCGCTTTGGGTTCAGAGTCCTTCACCGCTTTCACACAGGCGGCATGCGCCCGTTTGGCCCACTTTTCATCTTTAGTAATGCCATCGGCCAAAAACTTTTTTACGCCTTCTTCCTCGGAAAAGGCGGCAAAGTGGCGGGCATGCAGGTGGTGGCCGTCTACGAATACTGAAATATGCTTCATGATTAAAAATTGCAGGTGAAACTTTTAAAGAAGTAAGCTGCTGCTATCGCAAGCAGCTTACTTCAGGTTTATTAAATCCCTGATTATGGCTTGGTGATGATCACCGGCTGGAACTCGTAAGGCTTCACACCCGCACCGGCCAAAGCAGCGGCCAAAGGCCCATTGAGTTGCACCCTGTCACCACTGGCCAAAAGCCCATAGGCAGTAGAATCCAGCGTTACAGTCAGTGCATCCAAAGCTGTATCATCCGCCACCGAAGTCACGGTGAAGGCAGCACCGGTTTCCAGGTTTTCAGCCGTGAACGTAAGACCAGCCACAGTCGCCCCATACAGGGGTTCCAGATCGGTACCGCCATCAGCTACAAACTTGATTTTATAAACGTTGGAGGCGTTGGACAGCACGGACAAATTCACGTTCACCAAACCGGCAGCAGCGGTGATACCGCTGTTCGCCACTACATAGGCGGAGTTCTCACGGTACTCGGAGATAGAGCCCAGGGTGACGCGGAAACGGTATTGGTTCACCGAATCCGATACGATGAACTTCGAGGTATCCACATAGGCCTGCAGCACAGAGAAGCCTGCAAACTCCCCTTCTACCAGGGTGCCATACACGGCGAACTTGTCATCAACGAAAAAGATATCCAGGGAAGCGCCGGCCATTTCTGCCATTCTACGGTGGCGGGCTTCTGTACCATTATAACCAAAAGAGAAGGCCGGAACGGCGTCCGAGGTTACGATGGTAGCCGTAGAGAGGTTACCTACTGAACCAGTGGAGGGGTCACCGGTATTGTCTTCAAAGTTCAAAAGATCCCAGATGGGATAAACACGGCCGCCACGGGCAGCGGTGGTCTTGGTTTTTACCGCTGCAATGAAAGCGGCGGCCGAGGCGCAATCGGCAGCTGAGAAGGTCACGCCCTTGTCAGCAAAGATGACGCCTTTGATTTTTCCTTTGGCCAGGTCGCAAGGTGGTACACCAACGTTGAAGACTGAGTCTTGCCTGGCACAGTTGGCTACATTTATGATATCGCTCATTATTAAAAGCTTTTAAATGGTGGACAATTTTGATTATTATGAATATCCAGTTCGAGATTTGAGATTTCGGAACAATCGACTACATCGCTTAGGACAGATTGTTGCGCCTCTCCCCAGTAGTAGCGGTCCGTGAACCGGTGTTTGCGCTGGGGCGCATCCACAAATGCCACTGACTCGTTTAATTGATTCAATAGCTCCCGGTAAATCGGATAGATCACTTCTTTGAAGTTTCCCTGCATCCTTTCCGCGGCCCGAAGGGTTTTCTGACTACTGTTGATGATAAAGATTCGAAGACCTTCCACCGATCCATAAATTCCAGGTTTACCACGAACAATCGTGAAGGGCTGCATCACCCACACCAAAGGGAAGCGAAGAAGGGAATATTCCGGATCCTTCGCCCATTGCGTGAGGGTTTGATTCAGCTCCTCTACATAGCCGTACTGGTAATTGAGCACCTCTAACTGCAAGGCCTCTTTCACCTTGAAAAGAACGCCGCCACTCAGTTGGTCCGACTCGTCCTTTACGCCCAATTCATCGACAACTATGTATTCAGGATTATTCAAAACAGGGGATTTACAGGGGTTAACAGGTTTTGTAAGGCTCTATCCGAAGTGTGATACAGAAACTCCGGGTAATCCGCTTCCATGGAAAGTAAGAACTCTACCAGCTCGCAGTTCCACTCGACCATCTGGTTCCAGGCCCGGACAAGTTTCCACCTCGGGGAAGCCGAAACACTGTTCTGGGCATTCTGGGTTTTTTCACCCGTACCCGTGGTGGTGGTCGCCTCGTTTCTCTGGTAGTGCCAGTAGACATAACAAGCGATCAGGCTTTGCTTTAGGGTAACTTCCCTAAGCCCTCTCCATTTGGTGAGTTTTCCTGCCCGATTGGTATATTCTTTTCCATCACGGATATCTACATACTTCTGGGTACCAGCGCTGATTCCATCCAGGTATTTTTTGTACAGCTCATAGCCGAAGAGGTCTGTGAGCAGTTTGGGTTCCAGCCGGTCAATGAACTTCTGGACCGCGTTGCTTACAGCCGCATCCGCGATTTGAGCGATACTCAAATCCCAATAGAAATACGATGTGTCGATCAGCGCCATTTACTACTTACCTTTCTTTTTGGAGGGTTTCTCAGTTACTACTGCGGTGGGGCTTTCCACTCCATCCACGTAGCGGGCAACCTTGTCCCCCTCGACGAGTTGATTAGCGAGCATTCCGTCGCAACGGAATTGCTCGCCTGTCTTTTTATTAGCAAAATCGGTGGTGAACTCAACCACCCTTTGTTTAGCTTTTGCCATTCTTTTTCGGATTAGGTGGCCAGAGTAGTTAAGGCAGCAGAGATCGAAGTGACCTTGAGCCAGCCGGTTTTATCGGCCTGACGGATAAGGAGGTTCATCCGTCTGCGGGCCTTGATGGTCATCATGTCACTCTCAAAGTCACCCGTAGCAAATCCTGTCTGAACGGTTATGCCCGGCTCTTCATAGATCGCCCCATAACGGCTATCACCCACCGCCATGGTATTGGCAGTGAAAGAGTTACACTCAATCACGGTAATGCCATCCACAATATTGCCGTTCTTGTCAAAGAAAGGCGGCAGGATGTAGTTGTTATTGGCGTCTTTTTTAAGCTTCATCTTATTGATGTCCGTAATGTTCATCAGCGCTACATTGGGGTTGTACTTCGAACCGTAGTTCTTGGTAATCGCCTCCCGGAGCTTTACGATCAGATCATAGATGGAAGCGTCTGTAATGCCGGAAGCGGCCGGTGTATAGGCATCGATTTGGGCCAGTAAACCCTTGACGTTGGGCGAAGAACCATCGCCTGCAATCAGGTCGGTATCCACTTTGATGGCTACGTTGACGCGCAGGAAGTTTTCCAGTTCAGCGGCAAAGGTGGAAGCATCGTACATGAACTCTTCCGACATGGGGATAGAGTCCCCTACTTTTTCCAAGGAGAGCGTATAGGTAGCCCACTTGGCAGTTGAAGAGGGGAAGGTTCCACCTTCCGCAATGGCAGCAGCGGCCCTGGAAATAGTAGCAGCATCCCAGTCCACATAACGGACCACGCCGTTGCGGTCTTTGGAAACCGGAACCTTACGGAAGATATCATAGACGGTTAACTTTCTGGTGGCCAGTTGCCCCACATCCGTCAAATCCTGGGCACTTGGATTATCCACTACAGAGGAGCGCAGCGTATCGGCTTTGATCTCGAACTCGTGTTCCTTGCCTTTTTTGGTGGAGGCTTTCAGTTGCTCTGCGTTGTCTTTTACTACCTGAAGAATAGTTTCTTTGCCGGTGGAAGAACCGTTTAACTGGATTTGGTTTAAGACCTCACCCTGCTTTTTTAGGATGTCTTCCAGGCCTTTGATTTGGGCTTTGAGTTCTGTAGCGCCTTCGCCTTGGGATTTGTCTACGTCTTTTTTGATCTGTTCAATCAAGGCTTTGGCTTCCTCCTGGGTAATGGTGCCCTGCGGGATTTCCTGCTTTACTTCGGCGACCATTTTTTTACAGGCGAGCAAAAACTTTTGTTCGGTTTCCGAGAGGTCTTTCTTTTCTTCATCGGAAAGGGTCACGACAGCGGCACCGGCAATGGAAAGTCCATGGGCCTCCTGCGCATGTCCAAAGATGGCAAGCAACGCTGTTACCAGGAACATCGCCGCCATCACTAAGTACTTACTTTGTTTAATGCGTTTCATGCTTTGTTTTTAGGTGGTGAGAAATTTGGTGATTTTATCCAGGTCTACCCCTGCTTTCACGTGGCTTTCCTGCGGCTTCTCTTCAGTGCCCAAAGACGGCTGAAAAGGAGTGCTCTTGCCCGAAGAATCGACGGGAGTTAGTTCATTGGATCCGAATAAGACAGCCGATACTTCCAGGATCCTCGACTCGGTCACGGCCCAGAAATAACCCTTGCTGTCTACTTTATCTTTATTAATGACCTGGGGATAGTACTTATCCCAGTTCTCTTTGTACATCGCATCTTCTTCTTCAGAGCTATCCAGACACAGATAGATCTTGATATATTGAAGACCGATGGAGTGTTGCTTGATTTGCTTATCACGATACAGGAAGTAGGCCTTTTCATCATACTCCTTGCACACTGTGGACGACATCATCAGAGCCTGCGCTTTTTTAATGTCGCTTTGGAAATTGAACTGCGACAGGTCGATCATCTTGGTAAACAGCGAAGGGTTCTTACCAATGATGGCGTCTGTTGTATATTGATAATAAGTTCCATGGTTTTTAAGATGGTAGATCAGTTTTTGTCCACTTGCCCCCACATCATTAATGGATTTGTTCCAGTTGTCCTTGACCATGACATCCATGTGGGAGTCGCACCACCCGCTGACGTTAGCAATAATGTCTACCGGCAGTTCACCCTCCACGATCATAGGTTGCTCCTCGGTGCCCGTAGGATCATCCTTTTTGCCCGAAGCGGCTTTGACCGGCTCGGAAATCGAATACCCAAAATCCAGATCATCTGAGGTAGTCGGGAATGCCTTTTTAAGCCCGATGATCTTATCAGCGTTCTTTCTTAGGTAGGCAAACAATTCTGTTTTGGTTGCCAGTTCTGGTATGGGTATGATGTTCTTTTTCATTTCCTAACGATTTGGCCGGTTTTCACGGCTTTTTCATGGCTTTTAATGGACTTATCCAAAGCTTCCTTATCAACCTTTGGCTTTTCCTTTTGTTTTCTTAGTTCAGCAAGTGCAGCCGTGGGGCTTACACCTGTGGAAGAAAAACCGTTTGGATAATTATCAGTTTGTGACATACAGCGAACGTTTTTTAAGTTGTTTCAATAACAAAGGGCGGTCTTACCCCTGCTGAAAAGTGAGTGGCCACTTCCAGTGCCTTTGTTACTTTTGTTTCCGGCTTGGTATTATCCGGCATAACCATCAGGGCGCCTAATGCATACTTAGCACCACAACCCACTGAGCCAAAATCATCATAGGTTTCCGCTACCTGGTAATCATCTTCGATTTCAAAAAGCCTGTTCTTGTGCGCTACTAAAAACGTCCCGCCGCTTTCTTCTTCATTCTGCTTTTTTGCAAAGCCTCCGTTCTTAAAACAATTCCGTAGCGCATCTACAAACTCAGTACACATGTACTTATAGATATCGGTATCAGGATGAATTTTAGGCGGGTTGAAGGCAAAGCGTAAAAGCTGAATCATTCTAAAAGAAGAAGTACAGCCTATGACAAATTCGCCCACCTTAAAGACCTTTACATCTTTTCGGGTTCTGATATCCAAATACGAAACCCCGGCACTGTCTGCACCGATGATTACCTTGTCGCTTTTTCTATCGATATATCCTACAATACAGGTCATTGCGTGACGTATAAAGACTTTTTTTCAATTTGATGCACCCGATCACTGTCCATGATCCGGGGTTTTACTTTCTGCTGCTTGAGCATTTTTATCCGTCCTTCCGTCATAGCCTTATTACTCTTGTTCTTCCCGGCCTTGGAAGCGGTTTTCAACAACTTCTTTTGCAAAGACTCGTACTTGCCCGAGGTTGTGTTGAATACCACCATGTTTTTTCGTCCTGTTTTTGCCTTGTCCTTATCGGCATCTACAATCGCTTCTCTTAAAGAACCGATTTGCAGCTTCGCTCTGAGCCTGAGTAAAGCCTTTATAATGCGCCTTTTCAGCCACACCAAGGGCTTCAGCAAATACCCCAGCGTATAGGCCAGAATGATCTTTATATAGCGTTTTACTTTAACCATTTTTTAGTTTTATCAGCACTGCTGCCACTATAAAGCCTATCACAATTGCCAAAAGCATAAAGGGCAGCGGATCCGGCACATTCTGTCTGTAGCCTTCATCTGGAATGGTGGGTCCTGGTATGATCTTGCTCATTTGCTTGGTTTTACCGGATAAATCCCGGCTATGTTCTTTAAGGGAAGCACACCCTCTCCATGTTCCAGATGATAATCCACCATGCCCGCCTCCGTATCAATGGAGAAGTCTTTCACCCGGAGCACTGCCGTTACACCTAATCCTGTATTGATCGGCTCTCTGAGCGTTATGATGTATTTAGCTTCCATTGTTAGAATTATTAGTGTCGTTATTATCGCTTTGGTCCTGATTGTCGCCGTTTGAGTTTCCATTGCCGCCACTTGCTGAACCAAACACAATTCCCTTTTCTTTTAGCTGGAAATAGTACATGTTGCCCCATTCTTCACTTATCGGATCGTCCCCATTCTTTACTCTCCACTCGTTGATTGTGCATGCATTGCTTAAAAATTCAATCTGGAATGCTTTATTCCGTGTAAACCTGGCAGTGGCTAGTTTTACCGCATCCTGTTGAAGTGCCGGTATTTCAGAAAAGTCCTTTTCGATACGCAGGAAATACTTGGCAGTTTCAAACATCACATTGTACTGATCATAGATCTTCGTCGCCTCCGGGCCTATGAAATCCTGGTAAAGCATTGCCTTGAATTCCTTGATATCGCTGCCGCCTAATGAACTTGTCTTCTCAGAGGAAAGAAGCCGGTAGACATATCCCAGTCCATCACAGATGGTCATTGTGGACTCATTCACTTCCTCAAACAGCCCAAGCTCTTTCATCGGATAACCCATTTGCTGCCATTTAAGAGCGGCATTGGTAACAATCACCTGCCACTGATCAGAGCGAAGGCCATAGTTCGTGAGTTCATTCTGCACCCGTTTCTTTTCTTCATCATCGAGTGGAATCTGTCCGATTTGATCACTACCCGAGTTGCTTAAAATACCAAGTGCACCACGGCGGTTGATCAGCACCTTTCTTGAGATGAATGCCCCTATGATGTTATTTATCGGGTTGGCAAGAGGCTTTATTCTTGACTGAGGAAGTACCAATGAAGTAAGTGATACGGTAAAATCCTTAATAAAGAAAATATCATCAGGATCCAGGTTTGCAGTTTTGCCACGGTAATTGAGCGAGATCTTTTTAATCGGCTTATCAGTACGATAAAAGATCTCGTCTGATTCTTCAATATCCAAAAGAAAGGGAGGAATGATCCACAGTCTTGTGATGTAGCTGCCGTCAAAGCCGACGGGCCTTATTTTAAGGATCGGGCAATAACCAAATAGCTGAACGTACACCTTTACCATGGCATCGAACTGGGTCCAGTCCTGAAGCGGATTAGGCTGCGTCATTACCTTGCGGATCCTGCTGGCCACTTCACCTGTCGCCTCTTTTTGTTTAGCCTTTCCCTGGGTGTTTAATATCCATGTCTTCCCGTTGATGTGGGCTTCTGCCTTTCGGTTAACAATAGTTGCAACCGGGGGACAGCACTCATAGGCTTTTATACTGTCGTTCAAAGAGCTAAAAGAAAAATGAACATCAGAGTTATTGGGTCCGGCGCCAAAGAGCCAGAAGTCACTCATGCCAGAGCGGTATGTCCTCGGATCAATTGTCCCGGTCAGTGCTGGCGTTGCTTTTCTTACGGCTCCTATTAAACTCATTTACTCGTTTGTTTCACAGGTTTATCCCAATATCCCGATGCTCCAATTATTTTAAACCATGCAGAGACCAGTAGTATCAACACTACCAAGAATGAAAACAGTGAAAACCCAAGCCCGATGATTCTATCCAGGCGCGTGAACACTTTTTCTTCTGACTCCCGTTCCACCTTCAGCATTGAATAGCTAAGGAGAAACCCGATCAAATACACGACTGATAGAATGATCTCTGTTTTATTCATAATGACATGAAAAAAGGGATAGCCCTACCCTTGTGAATTGGTAGAGCTATCCCTTTCAATAAATGTTTTGTCGCAGGAAAATCCTACGTCTGGTGAAAAAGGCATGGTTGCTTGTTTGGATTCTATTTAGGAATCAAAAACAAAGTGATCCGGCTGGCTGCTAACCTAATAAATGGAACTACGAAATAAAAAGCAGGGATATTAACAGGCGTGCATAAGTGGGCATAGAGCTACCTGAAAACCACTGTAGTGGCCGCTTTGAGGGAAATGTAAAATTTTATAAGATTGTAGTTACGGCAGTGGGCTATCTAAAATATTTAGTAAACTAAGTATTTATAAAGCCAATTTGTATTTTGCGTTTATGAGAATATTGAACCAACATAAAAAGCAATTGGCTGATATTGTTACAGAACATAACTTAAGGATAAGTGACTTTCAGACAAACAGTACCGGCTATAGCGAGTTTAAGATAAAATTTAAAGAAGATTATTTTTCTTTTTCAATATTGAAACTGACTGTATCGGACAAGTATAGGTTAACCGTATTTCCGGTGGATAATACTGAAGGTTATAATACGACTGGAGGTTGGGCGGAAGTGTTGCAACACTATCGTTCCTGGCTTAAAGGAATACAAGCGGAAGTAAATACTCCTACTGGCTGGGAAACTTACCAGGATCAAAATCTTTTTAACAATGACTTCTTAAGCTTAAATGAGCCTTTTACCGATGAAGAAAAGAAGGAGTCTATAAAACAGTTAAATAACTTTAAAAGCAAGATTCTGACTATTGGACTTGATAAAAGCCAAATCGATGCTATTCTTCTAAAATTGGATGAATTGGAAAGTAAAATGGATATCCTTAATAAGTTTGATTGGAAGTCTCTTTTAGTTGGTTCTCTAATCGGATTAATAATGACTTTAAGCATCCCTCCAGATGCAGCAGGCATCCTTTGGTTTGAATTTAAAAACGCTTTTAATATCCTACAATTAAATTTTTAAGTTTTGAAAGGAAGCTTATGTTTTGTCATAGACTATAAAGTTATATCCAATTCCTTTCCGGTTAAAGTAAAGTAGAGGTTTTGGAGCTGATGTAGGTATTTTATATCAATGCAATAAAGAGCATTGGGAACTAAATACATTTCTCCACCGCTTTTTAATGAAACAACCTCAAACCCCATATTGCCGTTGCTGTAAACATTATTTCGTTTCTCAAACCCACATTTCTCCAGTAGTTCAGGAGTTAAAGGAGTAGGCTGTAAATCTGCGATAAGGCTTCTATTCCAATCAGTTATTTCATTGCTTAATTTACCCAAATCGCAAAAGCCGATTGTTTCCTCATACTCATCGTCAATATCCAGCGAAAGAGTTGTGATATGAACATACTTCCCTTTATACAGCAAAATATTACCTATCCTTAAATCTTTTGGCTCTAAAAGTAGGGCGGGCTGTCCTGTTGCCGAAATAGTTGTTTGTATCATAAATCAACGTTTAGTTCTTCGCCTGTTAAACTGAAATAAAGGTTCTGTAATTGATGCAGGTATTTGTATTTCTTGGGTATAGTTGTATAATGCGGACTTCCCAAATCATCATAAAGAGCAGCTGCGCCCGTTACCTGGTTAATGGCCAGGTAGGTTTTTGCCTGTGGGTCAATGGTTATTAGCCAAAGACTATCTTTTGAATCAGCAAGGATAAACCCGGTTTTTTCAAGTATCTCTTGAGTGAGTTCAAGAGGCTGGATAGCAATGTACTCCATGTGGGGCTCTATTTTAGAAAGCGTCTTTAACATGGATACTGTTATCTTGGCGGGGGCACCCTGTTTGCGCCCTTCCCATGAACGGACATAATTCCCGAGCCTTAATTCTTTTGCTGTCATAGCTGTACGTTATGTGTGATTACATAATGTTTGAACCAACTGAGGGCCTTGGCCGTTTCTCCCTTGGTTCCGTTAACAAAAAGTGATTTAAATGGCCCCTGCTGCCGATCGGGATTTAAAAAATCCTTTTCCACATCCCACACCTGAAAATACTTATGCACCCGAATCACGTGCCTATGGTCCCAGGTCAGGTAATACTTCGAATCCTCTTCCTCCATGACGGTAAAATACAATCTAAGGCCTTCTGGCACTTCACCGGCAAATACCTCCTGAGCTTTCTGAATTAAGGAATCAATGTTTAAACTTCCTTTTTTATCTTTTACTCGGATCAGGTATTCACCGCTCACTTTGTCGCCAGCTATAACGTCAATAATAATGCCCCCATAACGCTGGTGCATTTCGGCAAACTTTTTTACCCTTTGCGTCTGGATTTCATCCAATAGCAATAGATCAAAATTTTTCATATAAAATGTTTTAAAGAGGGGCCTTGCGACCCCTTCTTTTTAGAGTTTAATCAATTCTCGGTTTGTCAGGTCGTAGATTGCAATTTGTTGGTTTGCTATCCCGAACTTGATCGCTTCGTCTCTCGATTCAAAGACCTTAACCGAATCAAAGTAATACTGTTCATTTTCCTCGTTGAACCAACCACCGATTGTTTTGTCGTGCTGCATTGCGTGGTTAATTACTCTGGTCAGGCCCTCATTTCCGAAACTGTCTTGCGTCTCAAGGTACGCTGCCACAATTCCGTTTTCTACTTTTTCGAGGCTGGGAAGTTTGATCGTGAAGCCGTCTGGATTGCTTTCCGCAATCTTGAGAATTTCATTTAACATGTAAAGAACTTGAAGTTTTTTTCGAGGTTCGCTCCTCGTTTCGATTACCACATAAAGATAGGAAAAGTATTTGAATGTGTAAAATTATTTTACACTTTTTTCAAAAAAAAGTTACCTTTGAATATGGATATTTCTAAAGCGGTCGAACACCTGGTTAACTCCGAAACATTTAAAAAGGAGGCTAAGCAGCGCACCAGTAAGGGGGCCAAATACCGGATGTTCCTAAAGCGGTTTAATGATGGCGAATTAAAGAATGGTGCCGCCATCGACATGCTGTTGGAGCATGGGTACCATGTTAATATTAAAATACCAAAATAGCGTCCATGAAAGAGCCTATAAAACTATATGAATCCCTTTTTATACTGCACAAATGTTCTAATGTAATTCAAAGAGTCATTGAACGTACCCGAAAAATAGAAAATGGTGAAATGATCCTTGTAGCAGATAGGGATTTCCTTGTTGATAATGCCACATTAATCATTTTGCAATTGGCCATATTCCAGGAAGAGTATAACGGACATTTTACCCAAGTAGAATCTGAGTATAAGAAAAGGGTACTGGAATTCAGGGAGATATTATCGCCAGTTATTGATTTATTGAATAAGTGGTCGGAAATAAGGAAGTTCCGAAGCCTATTTATCGCTCATAATTGCAGGGCAAAAGGGACTGGCCAGTTTTATCCACCTGATATTACTCAATATAGGGTTCCCAGCACCACCTTTGATTTTCACCTCGTTTCCGATTATATGAATTATATCATGCAGCTAATGAATCAGGAATTTAAAGCAGAAATGAAGGGAATGGTTGCCTATATAACAGGATTAGCTCCGAAAGCAAGAAGAAAACACGATATCTCAAACCTAAATCCACAGCTTGTCCAAATGCAAAATGAGGTGAATAAGCGGTGTGAGAAATATGGCAAGCCTTACAGACTGGAGCACATATCCCAATATGCGCCGCCCACAACGCCTTAAACCCTCTTAATGATACCCCTTGCCTGCAGGAACAGTGCGATATACCTGGAAGGATCCATAAGATGATTATCAATATCCTCCGGCTCTTCCAGCACGATGCCATACCGGTCCACCTGCCGGCTGTAGTTCTCCTGCTCATATTTCAGGTTCGTGCTTGAGGCCGTGTAATATACCGGCATATTGTTGAGTAGATCAATGCCATCCAAAATAGATCCTTTGACCTTGTTGGCCGGATAGGCGTGCGCCCAACCTGCCCTACGGAGGGCTGCGATCTTGAGCGGCCTATTGTCATCACACACCACCTCGGTCTTCTTGTCAATACCCAATTTCCCAAACATGTGTTTCACAATTCCCTCATCATCCCCGCTGATCTGGGCCAGTTCCGTCAAGGTAAGCTTGGAGCGGATCTCCGTTTCACTCAGGTAGTTGCGTTCATGCAGGTACAAAGCGCCATCGTAATACTTGGCCTCCACAATTCCCCAGGGATCCACCACCCCCCAGTCCACCCCCGTGTAGATTTTGGAAGTAATAGCCTTATATACTTCATCCGGGATTTCCTGCCAGTGGAAGATGCGGTGAGGCTTCTCTGCTTTTTCGCCCAGGCCATACACGGACCAGTTAAAGGCATTGGCGCTCTTCTTGTCTTCATTTTCTCTACACTGGCGCAGTTCCTTGATTTGTTTTTCACTGAATCCTTTGGGATTGGCCAGCAGATCATAGGCCTTGGCCTCCGGCTCGGTGAGCAGCTTGTTTACAACCAGGTCACACATCGCCACCGGCTGGTAAGACAAGATCTTGCGCTTCTGCTCAATGGGGCAAAAGGGGTTGTCCCGGAACGTGCTTTTGATCACGATGGCCCGGGGATCCTTTTTAAGGTCCTCTATGAAATGTGCCTTTTTAGGGTTCCAGTCAATAAAAATAAAATCGCTCGTCCGCTGGTCAATCTGGTCGAAGGTATCCCTGCTCCATTTATAGGGCTCGTTGATCCAGGCGGCGTCCTGGGTCAAACCGTGCACCTTTTCATCGTCATCGGTACCATGGATCTCAAAGGTGGTACCGGTAGCGTACCTGAAAAAGCTTTCGGTTTTGTTGAATTCCTGGCCAATCTTATAACGACCCGTATTTTTAAGGTGCCTTTCGGTATCATGCAATACCGTGTCCTTGCAGTCTTTTTTGGTATCCCGCCACACGGTCAGGCGCTTGTTTTCATGCTCGCGGGCATAGGCGTCATAACAGTCGATCAATGAGAAGGTCTTTGAGGAACGGGAAGAGCCTTCATTGATGATATACCGGTATTTGCGGGTGCCGTCTGGATTGCGGGCCACGATGGCCTCCCAGTTCTTTTGAAATACTATGGTTCCTTTGATCCTCATTCGTCATCCTCACTTGGTGGCACGATCTCAATCTGCATTTTATTGCCCAGTGGCTTGCCGTCCGAGGTAACGTCTTTCTTGTCCACCATGCCCAGGTCCCGGGCAATGATGTTGGCATTAAAGGCGCCCACCGCAGCCCCCTCGAACTTCTGGGTGCGGATAATTTCCTCTATCGCGTGTATGACCTCGGAAAAATCTTTGTTCTTCCTGATCATCTTCTCTCCTTCCTTCGGCCGCAGCGATTCTTTAAAATCTATAAAGTATTGAGAATTAACGCCTAAGTAAATACACAGACCGGAGAGTGTATAAGGCCGGGCGGTGGGAATGTTCGCTATGGTTTCCAAGCGCTGATTTCCATCCTTATCTTTTATGACGGTTGGCTTTTTTAATTGCTCTTTTTTGATCCAGGGATTATTATCCACCCATTGAAAATATTCAGTAGCGGCTTGCATTAAAAGCTTTGGGGTGGTAAAAAGCTTCTTTCGTCCGTGTTTGGACCGAAGTTTCCAGAACTGATTGCCTTTAGGTGCGGGCATATTTGGCTTGTATTTGCTAAGTTAATTTTTATTCTTTTGAAAGTCAACAATTAGACTTTCAGGGATTGTTAAATGGACTCTAACTTTGTTATATCAATAGATTAAAATTCCCGTTTTACTTTTTTGAACAGGGTGGGAAGCCATCCTTTTGTACCCTCCATTCCTTAGGGAAGGGGTATGGTGCCAGCCTCCCTTTTACCATTTTTATAGCGTTCCTTTATGGCATCACCCCAATGGATGGTCGTTTGGTTGCCATCACCGACCTTTGTAAAGACAGAGTAGCCCAATTCTTTTAGTCTTTGAGCATCGACAGGGCTGATCATCTGATAAGCTAAGCAGGTTTGCTGGTGCTCTGCCTGCACTGTAATCCGCCTCATAATTTCATCCCATGATAGATAGCTTTTATTTAATGCCTCGTGTGCTGTCATAGAGGTTGATTTTAAGGTTTGTGGGTGGAAATATTCTTTATAAGGGACATAATACATCTCTAAAATCATCCAAGACCATGGCTACAATCATTTGCCGGTAATCGGGCAGCATTTCATCCCAATGCAGGCAATGGATGGATTCATAGACTTGCATTCTCTCCCGGGCAATGCAGACCTGGCATAGTTCCGAGCACCTGCGAACTGTACACACGTCAAAGTACCGTTCCGTTTTGAGCATCTTTTGAAGGGCATGGGCAACGGTAGCTACCTGCACGTTTTTATTGATGCAGCCGGGAGGCACGTTGTAATTATCCAAAATCAGGTCAACATCATTATACAAATTTTGGACATTGCCGATTTTACGGATTTCCAAGCCTAATCTTTGTATTTGCATTGCATTTTTTTTGATAGTTCAGAAACATGGCCACAGCGTTCACAGTACATCTTGGCATAATCCCAAAAGCCTTCAGCCGATGTTAACTGTTGGGCAGTGGGCTTAAGACCCTTTTGTGGCGCGGAGGTCCATTTATGCCATTTCAGTAGTCTGCACCACCATAAGCGGAGAATGAGTTTTTTTATCATTTTTTTTAATTGGTAAGTTTTATCTTTCTTCTCCTGCCTTCCCTGTCATAGAAATCCCGATTGTTCAAAAATCCATACACGTCATCCTGTACGCTGAAGACTTCCACAATTAAGGTGAGGGTTTTGTTGGGGGGATCGGCTCTTCCTTCCTCATAAGAAGCATAGGTACAAAGCTTTATGCCAATAGCTTGAGATGCTTCACGCTGTGTCCAGCTTTTCAGCTTTCTTGCCTTCTTTAGGTTCTCCGAAAAGATTGTTTTGCTCATAAGTTATAGATTGATCGTTAGTTCATTTGGTAGTAATGGTTGGAAGAGGTTCGGCATTGGTTTGAAAGTTGGGACTACCCACTATGACATGGATTTGTTCTTTTCCAAGGCAGCCCCCGCAGTGGGGGCACAAGTGATCTTCAATCGTTTCCAGGACGGCTTCCTTTAGCCCTTGGTTGAGGGCCACACAACGAACCAGCCTTCCCTCGTAAAACAAATAGTCGCCTAAATTGCAGTCTTTCATTCTCATAAGTTTTCAATTGTAGTTAGTTCATGGTCGGGTGAAAATTGATTCGGGAAGGAACGCCTTCCACATAAAACACAGGCTCCAGCTTGTATTTATACAGGAGGAGTTCGTGTTTTACAGTCAGGTCCCGGGCCAGACGCTCCTGGTAGGCCTGCCGCTCCTGCCAGGTATTGAGTCCTTCGTAACACAGCTCTACTTTCTCTGCCACAATGCCACCGATTTCCATTACGAGGTACATTTTTAAAAAGGTTTTTTTGGGGTTATTGGTGTTAATTCAGGGTATGGGCAACTCCATTAGTCTGAAAAGCCAATGGGTTTGATTTTCGATAAATGCTTTAGGGTCACATATTTTTTGCCGGTTACAGGATCCAGTTCAGGTTGGCTACACTCCTTATCGGTAAATACATGCAGGTACACCCGGTTTGATTTTTTAAAAGCATCCTGTTGTTCTCTATGGAGGGCAAGACCAAAGCGGCCGCCTCCCAAATCGTATATAATTCCGGAATTGCCAGCCATCTTAAAAAAGTTTGGATTGCCTTGCTACTTCCACCATTTTTTCCAGGGCTTCCACGGTTTCCCTCGTGGGCATTCCTTCAAAGGAGGCATGGCCGCCGCCTAATAGACTAAAGCCTATCTTTTCCGGCAGATCATATTCCCAGATGCCCAGTTGCCCTTTTGCGGGGATGATGGCTGGGAATTGAACTGGGTTCGATAAATACCATCCATAGCGATTAAATGAATAATCTCCAAAGGCAAGTTCTTTGTCGACGCCCCAATAAATGGATTTAGGAAGATTGGCCGCAATATTTTCAGAGGTTTCGGTGTCAACCAAATTTACTTGGCCAATTATAGCTCCAAAAGGAAGTTCTTCCCATGCTGGTGTATTTAATCGAAATCCTTCGCGCCATTGATAATATAATTGTCGATTGAAGCCATCACTCTTTTTACTGGCATGAATGAGCAGCGGTCCCCGGTATTTTGTATTCCAGCTACGGGTTTCAATTTTCTTGTGGCCTGAGACTACAAGGCTTGCCCAGGGTTGCAATAAGCTGATTACTTTCATGGCTTTTTTATTTTAGGTTAATCATGCCAACTACTTACTTCTTCGTCTATAACATCCTGTACGGTGAAGCCTTCCCAATCACTTAACCATTCTTCGTCTGACATGGTTTCATCGTAGTTGGCTATGTCGTACTGCTCCGCCATCTTCCTTCTTAAAAGGGCTTTCCATTCCCGGAGGTTTTCTTTTGTTAGTTCCATATTGGGTTTATTTTATTGATTAGTATTTTGGTCGCTGGCTTCCCTTCTCCATTTCAGGAAGGCTAAAAAGTCTGCTTCTGAGTTAAAGCGGTGTACCCACTGCTCAGGGATGGCTAACCCCTTCACTTCCAGTTGCAGAAGTGATGTATGCTCCCATTGCTGTAAAGCGGCTAACTTTTGGGCCGCATAGTTTACCATGCACTTAGCTACTGCGTCGTATAATACGCAAGGCAATTCGTTTAACCCCCACTGTGTAAAGGGAGCATAGGACTTTACTTCATTTTCCAAAAAGGTTCTTGCTTCCTCTGTTTCAATTACCTGTCGTATGGTGTGCATTGATAGGTTACTGGCTATTGCAATCAAATCCTTGTCGTTAGTTTCGGAGGTAGCTTGCGGGGCCGAGGCTTCCTCCTTAGCGGCTCCGCTTGGCGGTTCAGGTAGGCGCATCCAATGGGTAGGCTTGGTGTTTTCGTCTGTATCCCAACAGTCCTGCTCATTATCCCAATGGGCACTACTCCATTCTCCATCATCCCACATTATGCACTCTCTTACGCCTTCTGGATTGTAGTCCTCATCAATCCATTTCTTGCAATACCCGAAAACGGCAGTACATTCAGGCGGCATATCTTCACTTGCTTTGACCCATTTTAGCTGCGGGGAGGCAGCGGCGGCTTTGATTAAAACAAGGCTAAACGTATCCGATTCTGTGGTAGTGAACTCCTCACCGCACTTTTCACACTTATAACCAAAACAGGGGGACATAACCTTTTTACCTTCAAGGGTAAATTCTCTTTGTTCCACGGAAAGGGGAATAGCACCACAACCGGCAGGGCACTGAATGGCAGAAACGCCTTTTTGATTCAGTCCTTTCACATAGGTTTCAAAGAAGGTGGTAATATCGGAGGCTTCTTTTAGGCGGATGGTAATTAAATAGTCCAGTCCATCTTCCTCAATGCGTTCCAGATTGTATTTTTC